AAAAATATGATGGAGTTGTATATTCACATCAATATTTAATTAAATCTGGAAGTACATATATAACAGCATCATCACCATATTGGTTAAGTGATGTATTACAGCCAACATATACTAGTAGTGTATTATCAGAATTACGATATATTTCTGGAAGCGTATCCGCAATTACTAGTTCCGGGCCAATTGGTTCATACGGCGCCGGAACATATGGATTTTCTAGTTATGGTATTAATGTTGAACGTAAATTTACCGGAAGTTTTGCAGAAATACAAGATTATTTACCTCGCGGAATTGAAAATCAACGTTATTCTGGTGCTAAAATGACTTCTCCAGATTTCAATATAAATTCAACACAAACTGTCGATGGTGGCCCGGTAGCAGAATTTAGAACAGCAAATCCAAATCAATTGATATATCAAAATCAAGATAATGCACAAGGAAGTTTTAGATTAGTTTAACCATAAAAATTACAACATGTATATTTATATAAAATAAGGTAAAAACATATGGGATATTTAGATAATTCGAGCGTTACAATAGACGCAATTTTAACGTTAAAAGGACGTGAACTTTTAGCAAAAGGCGGAAATGCTTTTAATATTACACAATTTGCGGTAGGTGATGATGAAATTGATTATTCATTATGGAATCCAGATCATCCGCTAGGAACTGCATATTACGGAACAATAATTGAAAATATGCCAATCACTGAAGCAATTCCGGATGAAACACAAGCATTGAAATATAAATTAGTTACTTTGCCAAAACAAACAACCAACATACCAGTTGTAACTGTAGGTAATACTTCAATTACATTGTCTGCGCCTGGTGATAGTACTGTTATTGCACCAAATACAAGTAATTTCCGCGGTGGCAATGCAACATTAGGATATACGGCAATATTGTCTGATTCAACAGTTGCAGATATACAAGTAACTAGAGCATTACAAAATTCAGTACTTCCAACTACACCTAGATTTGTCGGAGACGATCAAGATGCTCAAAGTGTTGCTGTTGCTGGATTTGAATTCCGGGTTGTTGCTAAAACGCAATTAATTGAAGATAAAACTGCAACAATTACAGTAATTGCAAATGAAACGGGTGGAAGTGTTACTATCAATTTAACGGTTAAAAAAGCAACTACTGCAACATTATAATATGGAAAAAAATATGAAAATGAATGAATTCATTGCACGATTAAAACAACAACCTAGAATTGGCGGAGTTCCGCCTAGATCGCAACGTCTACCATCTTCTGCAGAAGTTCAAAGATTGCAAACAGAAAATCAAACTTTATCTACGGCAAATAATGGAGTAAATGAACAAGTACGTCAATTGGCTGAACAACTTGCAAATCAAATTGTAGCAGAACGTGCACAAACGCAAATATTGTCTCGTAATGGTAGAACATATACAAAATTTGATCCGGTAAATGATATTGTTGCAAATCAAATTGAAACTGTAACAGCAGGTATGTGGAGTGATAATTTAGCAAGTTTAACTACTTATTTTACTGCATCAACTCAAACTACCACACAACGTAGATATTATGTTGATGTTTACCAAGATACGCCTACAGCAGATGGCGCAGCTGTACAATTTGCGTTAGCTTTCGGGCATGCATTAGGTAGTGGTTCTGATTCGCAAGGACAACTTAATGATTCTCCTTCCAAAGCAGTTTATTCACAATATCGTCAACTTTTATTATCTCCAACCGATACACGTTTTACAACTGCTGGATCTGGTAGTACGGATTATATTTACGTTGTTAATTTTAAACGTAACAGAATGAAAGAACGTTTAGATGCAGGTAATTTTGAGATTCCGTTGCAACGTGTTGCGTCTCGTGCTACAAATGCAACTGGATCTGTTACATTGCATGCAACTTCTAGTATAATAACACTTATTGATGATTCGTCTTTAGCATCACCTAGAATTGGTGATTCTGGTAAAGTTTATAATATTGTTTCTGGATCAGTTAATTCGGGAGTATTTAATCCTACTGCACCAACTTATTACGGATTAGCATATCCAGATTACGGTACATTGATTTTAGATGGTAAAATGCTAGATCAAAAATTAGGATTTGCAACAAATACTGGTTCAAGTTCTGAAGGAAATAATCATTTTGTATTATTCCGTTCAATATCTGGCTCTGCATTATTTACTGATCCTACAACTTCAGATCCATATGGATTTATTGCAAGAAATTCTGAAAAAGTTACAAGTACGCATTATTTTGTAAGAATTAAAAATGCAGAATATAATTTTTCAAATAATCCATCATATGTAACTGGAAGTGTTGGTCAAGTAGCACAATCAACATTTATTGGTGATCCTAAAACATATATCACTACGGTAGGATTGTACAATGATAATCAAGAATTGTTAGCAGTAGCAAAACTTTCTAAACCATTATTGAAATCATTCCAACGAGAAGCTCTTATACGAGTTAAATTAGATTTTTAAAATCATCACTGATTTAAGCCCTGTTATATTTATATTAAATGTAGCAGGGTTTTTACTATATGGCACAATCAAAAATTCAAGAACAAGAAGACGCATACAAAGGAATATATCCATCAGTTTTTAAAAAAATTGACATGTCCGATGTAGCAATCAATCCGTTTCCTGCTTATAAATCTTGGACTATATATTCTGGTAGTGCTACTAGTAGTGCATTGCCTTTACGAGGAATATATACCGATGTCAATGTATTACCGGCATTGGGTAGTGAATTAACATACAATGATGCAAAGAACGTAGATGATAGTTTGCAAAGTGTTACGTATTTTTCTGTAAATCATTTATATTATAAACACAAAGCCGATCCTGCCAAAACGTATGGTCCTACCAATTTAAATCGCACAAAAAAAGCATTGTTTCAAACTGCTTCTATTTTATCGATACCACAAGTACGAATAGGCGAAGGAATAAAACCTGCATCATTTACATTTACATCATCAGTGTCTGGATCATTTTATAGTGATCGTTATGGAAATATTATTGATTCGGCATACAATACCAGCTTAATTATTCCTAATGTAAAATGGTATGAAGGTTTTAATGAATATTTTGATGCATCTAGAACAACATATGTTAGCTCGGGTGTTACATATGTACCAGGTATTGTTACGAATACTGGACAACAACGTGCACTAGGAATGGCTGCATATTTTTCAGGTTCGGGGTATATTGAATCTGAATTAAACGGATTATATGATCGAGATCATGATTATGCCGTATCGTTTTTTATTAGCGGAGGAAATACTACTTCTGCAAATCAAATAATTGCAACGAAAGCATCACAAAGTACAACCCCTACATTTCCATTTCGAATTGAATTAAGTGGTAGCAATCAACTTGTATTTACGGCACAAGGAAGTACTTCATATAAAACATTGATTACATCATCTACATATGTTACATCGAGTTGGACACACGTTGTTTGTCAAAAAACGGGAAGTTCATTGCATATGTATGTTAATGGCACGTTGCATTCATCTGCATCTAGCACGTTATTGGGAGTTTACAATTCTCCATTAACAGCATCTTCTAGGATTGATAACAGAGATTCATTAAAGATTGGTGGTTTTAGCCCCAATAGTTTAAATCTACAAGGTTATCTAGATGAAATAAGAATCTTTAATACCGCGTTGTCCGGGTCGCAGATAAGTGCGTTATCCAACCGTAATGAAGGTGGCACTGCATTACAAACTCAATATGTAGGAAATGTTTTTGGAAAACATGGTATCATTGTTTTTTCATCTGCAGATTACCGCGTCAATGATTTATTAAAAACGCCATTTACTGCATCATATAGAAGTACTGTTACAATTCATGAATTGAATGTTATAACAAAATTAGATGCTGGAGATTTTAATATGTCTACTAACATAACATTAACAGCAGATGATGATTCTACATATCGTACATTTGCAACTAGTAGCACATTTTCTCCATATATCACAACGATCGGATTGTATAATGATGCTGGTCAATTACTTGCAATTGGAAAATTAGCACAGCCTATACGTAAACGTAGCGATGTTGATATGAATTTTTTAATACGATTAGATTTAGATGCTAATGTTTTGCCTAAAGGATGATGATGATACGATTAAAACAACTTCTCCGAGAAATGACTGATAGCGATTTAAAACGCATATTAGAAAAAATACGCAATAAACAATTCAAATTGTTTGGACAAGGCGATAATGGTCGCGTATATGAAATTGAGGGTGAAGATAAATTATTTAAAATAACAACGGAACAAGAAGAATATCAAGTTGCAGAAGTAATTGTTAATCGTTATTCAGAATTTACAACGTTTATTCCTGTATATTATGTTGATGGAAATAACATGTACGTTATGGCAAAAGCATCAGAATTATCGGGAAAACAACGTGACAATATTGATCAATTTATTGAAAACTATAAAAATTATGCTCGTAGCGAAGGCGGCGAAGTTTCTATTTTTGATTATTTAGATGCCGATGGTGCTCGCGATACAGATGTTCGTTTTGTTAATTTTTTACGGGCATTGCAACGAGATGTACAAAAAACAGGAATTTCTGATTTAGATTTGGATTTGGATTTTAAAACTGATAACATTATGGTTTGGAACAACAAACTAGTAATGATTGATTGGTAATTATAAAAAAGGATGATATGAGTAATCGAATAGAAGATGCTATACGACAATTGATAATGAAACGACGCCAACAAGATACATTGTTAGAAAATATTATTAAACGTAGTTTGTTTGAAGACGATGAACCTGCTGCAAAGAAAGCAACAGGCAGAAAAACAGTTTTAAAAAAAGCGACTAAAGATGTACGAGCAGCTGCAGCAAAATATGGAGGAATTGCATATCGAGTAGTTATACGTGGACGTAAACTATCAATTGGTGAAATTAACAATACAGTTTATGGTAAAACTGTAGGTAATAACCAAGTTGGGCGATTGTCTTCACCATATAACCAAGGATATGTATATATCATATCAACTGCGGCTGATGCGAGTAGTGAAGATGAGAAATTTACTTATTATATAGTAAATGTTCTTGTATTACCAAATTCTACTTTAGATAAGTATAAGCGTAACACTGAAATTGAAACCGGAGGATATATTGGAGAAATTGGAGAATCTACAATGATTAATGCGGAAAGATTTGCTGATGAATATAATGTACCACAAGAAATAATCGATGCACTAGAAGTTAAACGTATATCAAAATATGGATTAGAAAAGATTTTTACACAAGATAGTAAACCTAATGCATCTGTAACAGCAACAACTAATACAGAATTTGAAACTGAGACAGATGTTATAAGTGATGTAACAGATCAGTCAATTGGAAAAGCTGGCGGCGTATTTACAGGTAAATATAATGCAACAAAAGGAATACCGATTGAAGGCATATTTAAACAACGTAATACAACATTAGATGGCACATTTTCATATGATGATACTAGTAAGCATTGGTGGTTTAGTAATGGTACGTGGAAAACGCCCGATCAAATACGAATCGGTACATTTACCGAAAATGGTGTATTTACAGACGGCGAATATCAATTTACAAATCGAGAAGTAGTATCTTCGATGCCAGATGTATCATATCGAGTATATCATGGTTTTAAAACAGCTGACGATATAGATACAAAAAATAATAACTCTAAAATATTCGCATATGATGCTAGTAATAAAGTAATATCATATTATGAAGGTACGTTTAATTTGGATGGAAATCCTAATAATGGTACTGTATATACTGATGATACTAAATCAACTATAACAGGTACTTTTACAAACGGAAAATATGTAGACACTACTAAATGATAACATTAAAACATTTACTTACGGAACAAACTTCTGCAACAAAATTTTGCAAACAATTGGTTTTATCTAAACCAGAATTTTCTGCAGATAAATGGAAAGCTATTGGAATATGGAGTAAAAGAAATATTGCTGGCACTAATACGCCATCGCAACATTCAACGGGTAATGCTATCGATTGGCACGGAAAAAAAGGTATAGGCGATCCGATTATGCAAAAATTGGCCAATTGGTTAGTTAAAAATGCCGATATAATTCAAGCACAAAACATAATTTATAATCGTAAAATATGGAACTCATCACAAGGATGGAATACATATTCCGGCGTTAGTCCCCATACGGATCACGTGCACGTAGATTTTAAAATTAAATCATCATTATCAAATTCAACAAAAAAACAACACAATGATTCTATAGAATCTGCAATCAATGATATACGGTATGTAACTGAAAAAAAACCCGAAGAATATTTTTCTAAATTTAAATCATGGAATCCATTTTCTAAAGGCATTGGAGATGATGAAGAAGGAGCTGCTGCATATTTTGAATCATTGTTTAATCAACTAGCAAAAACGCCAGTAATTGATAAAATTTCTAATAAATGTAGTTTTGAAGATTTAAAAAATATCACTGTATTCCAAGATGCATGTACTGCGATACATAAAGCAATATTAGATGGCGACTCTGTATCAATATCATTTCCATTCGATAAATGGAATTCTTCTACTAATACATATACAACGCAAACAAAAACTCTCAATTGGGATTACATGTAAGTTATGAAACGAAATCACTTTCACAGTTCCGGAAACTCAAAACGAGCTAACGCACTTAAACACGGTTATAAGTCAGGATTAGAATTAACCGTGTCCGAACAAATTAAACAAACCGAATATGAACTTCGATATGAAGCAGAAACATTAAACTACGTTGTACCAGAACGCAAAGCAAAATATACACCTGATTTTGTATTTACAAAACGCAACGGAGCAACCATGTATATTGAAACAAAAGGACGTTGGACTACTGCAGATCGCACTAAAATGAAACATGTATTGCAATCAAATCCTGGAATTGATATAAGAATGGTGTTTCAGAATCCCAATCAAAAATTGTCAAAAACTTCTCCAACTACGTATGAAGCATATGCTCGTAAGTTAGGAATCATGCATGTTGCAAAAAAAGAAATTCCTGCAGAATGGATGACAGAATGCATAAAACAAGGCGAAGAAGTGGTCGATGTTAAACGTTTCTTTAAATAAGGTTTGTTTTTTGAAAAAAAAATAATATATTCATAATGATTAATGAAATTTATTTTATTAATAGATTGAAGAATTTATTGATTCAATCGTTAAGCCAGTAATGAAATGTATGTGCTTAACAATATATTATTAATTAATATTAATTGGATTCCTTACAGAATTTCTATATATTATAATTGTGAAGAATCTTAAACTGTTACAATTATTAGAATCTGTTTTAGGTAAAGGTAAATCTACTTCGGGTAATAATATTGCATTCTTTTCTCCGTTTACTTCACATTACAAACCTAAATTAGAAATTGATATCAATACTAACCACGCCGGAGAAAATCCATGGCATTGTTGGATATCTGATAAAAAGGGCCGAAGTATATCTAGTTTGTTTAAACAAATGGGATTGCCTAAAGAAAAGTTCGAACAGCTAGCAAAAATAATTGAAACATCTCGATATCGCAATACTACTGAAACGAAAACAGTAACTGCAATTGCATTGCCGGAACATTATGCTCCATTATGGATTGCGAAATTGACACCTGATTATAGAAATGCAATTCATTATTTAAAACAACGTGGCGTAACTATGTTGGATATTTTAAAGTATCGAATTGGATATTGTGAACAAGGTGAATATTCTGGCAAAATAATT